TCAACGCATTTCCCTTCCTGAACGTTATATAAAGTGGTTGATTTTTGACTTCTCACTGTATCTTTTTTTCCTGCTCTTGATGTTTGTCCTTCTTTAAATCCTTCTCTACCATTTAACGCTGAAGCACATACTTTACAATTTCCAAAAAACATTGCTGTTCCTAATATTATTATCATATTTTTTGAAAAATAGCTCATTACAAATCCCGATGCCATAAACAATGCTAAAGCATCAAAATCATTTGCTTCTATATATCCTAAAATATTACATACCGATACTATCAATACTAAATATAATACATACTTATTCGTCAATGCATTCTTTATAAATTTCGGTGAATTACTTACTATTTTTTTTACCATTTATATATTATAATGGTAGAAAAATAACATATCTAATTAACTAGCATTTTAAGAACATTTAATATTATCATAACACGTTTTACAATTTTTTTTACATCCTGCTCCAGCACATCCACCATCTTTCTTACTTTGTTCTGTATGTTCTATGCAATTCCCTTCTTTATTTTTCCAATATTTTGAATTTTTTTTCTTTCTTCCAGATTTATCCTTAGCGCCTTCCTTAAATCCTTCTATATTTAAACTTATATAATCAGCACATACCTTACAATTTGCTAGACTCAACGCTACTAATGTATTTACTGTCATATTTTTCGAAAAATAACTCATTATTATTTGCGCTACTATATATAAAGCTAAAGCATTCCAATTTTGTATTTGAATATATCCCAATATGTTAATTATTGAACTTATTAATACAATATATAATACGTATTTATTTGACAACAATTTCTGAACTATTTTTGGACTTTTATTTATTAACCTTTTTACCATTATTTATAATATAATGTTAAAAAATTATTTTTCATCTTTTTTTTTCATCCCTCCCGGCATCAATCCCGATAATCCACCAGCATTCATCTTTGACAACATTGAACTCATTTTTTCCATATCTGGTAAATTCATATTATCTAATGTACTTTTCGCACTTTCTAATACTGGTGCCATATTATTTAAAGATTCCATTAAATTCTTTTGTTGACCTACCAATTTTTGTGTCTCCGCGGTTAAACCTTGCATTCCCTTTTTACCTAGCATTTTGTCTAAATTATTATATGCCATTTCTAAAGTTGCATTATAATCTAATCTTTCTCCTGGTGCATAATCATCGTCTCCATCTTTATCATTTTCGTCTAACGCTGCTGGTTCTGAACGTTGTTGTCCGCTGCCTTTGAATTTTTCTATCGCATTTTTACATTTATCATCGCTAAAACATTTTTCTCCAGTACATTTTGGGTTTAGATTACATTTTCCATCTGATAATTCATACATTTTTTTTTCTTCATTACCTTCTTTCATACCTTCTACAAAACCTTCTCTATTAGTTACTCCAACCATACTCAAAACATTACTAGTTACGTCTAAACAAACCTTGCAATTTCCTAAAAACATTGCTACTAATAAATTTACTATCATGTTTTTTGAAAAATAACTCATTACTACTACACCAGCCATATATAATGCTAAAGCGTCCCAACTTCCCATTTGGATATACCCAATTACATGACCTACAGAAAATAACAATACAGCATATAACACGTATTTATTTGACAATGCTTGTTGCACTACTTTTGGCGATTTGTTAATAAACTTTTTTACCATTTTATATATAATTTATATATAAAATATTATTAATTAATTATCTCTTTACTGCCGTACATGCTTCACCACTCCATTTGTGATCGAAGTCTTTGAATTGACCGCTCATTGATCCCTTACATTTTTCTTTCTTTATTTCTTTTACTGCTTCTGCAGCGTCTGCCGCCAATTTTGCTGCCGCGTCTGCCGCATTAGCATCCTTCGCTGTCCCCGTTGTTGCTGCTTCTTTCATTGCTTCTAATGCTGCTTTTGTTGCTGATTCTGAAGCATCGTTGGCATGTGATTCCGAACCTTTCATTGCTTCTACAAATGTTTCTTTTACTCTTCCGCAACCCCATAAAAAGTTAGCAGCGAAAAGACCCCCTAAAATAGCACAGGTTTGGTTTTTACACAAATGGTTGACTCCGGCATAGGCTACCGAAAATACCAACAGACATTCGTATGCACCTGTTGTCAAATAACCAATAATATTCATTGTTGCTAAAAATAACATTGCATAGCATAAGATTTTGTTATTGAAAATAGCTGGAACTTTCATTTATACAATATAACCATAAAAAAATTTATTTAATATTTAATTGCTTTCTTAAATATTAATTCCTAAAAGTAATTATTTTTTATTCTTTGCTGTTTTCTTTCTTCTTCTCTTTTTCCTTGATTTTTTTCCTTTTCTTTTTCTATTTTTTTTCACTGATTTTAAACGCTGAGTTTTTAACTTAGAACGCAATGTTCTTCTTCTTGGTATTTTTATTCCGTATCTAAAACCACCTTTTCGAACTGGCGAATGAGACCTTGAACCTCTTCTGTGATGTGGTGGGGTATATTTATGCATTGCTCCTGGTGTTTTTAAACTTTTCAACTTATTTCTCATTTCTGATAGTTTTGGATGCCATTGAGCTTTTGTCCATTTAGTCCATTCTGGCGATTGAACTCCTTGTGTGTTTCCCATAAACCATTGTCTATGACCTTCTGACGAATAATATTCTTTCAATTTCGGTTCACCTACATCCGGACCTTTATTTAAATATTCTGTATATAAAACTAACCAATCTGCCATTAACATTTTCATGTTATGTTCTCCAACATCCATTAAATGATTAGGTCCTAATTTATTTAACAAATATCTGTATACTTGTGATGAATTTTCTTTATGCATTTTTTCATACTCTTCTTTTGAAATTTTATCTTTCGTGTCATTTATTACTTCTACTAACTGATCATAATAATATTGTTTAGGGTCGCTTACAACTTCTGCTGGCATACAACTCTCACCACTTCTTAAACAAATTATACCATCGTACCAATCAGTTATCCAATTAATTGATGCTCCTTCATCTTTTGATACAGGAACTCTAAAATATTTTGCTGATTCTTCTGCCAACTTTGATCCTGCTGGATCAAATCTTCTTGGTGCTGGTTGATTTGGTTCTAAAAACTTTGGTTTTGGTCCTACTGGTGTTTCTTCAGTTTTAAGCTGAGGCGTTGCTTCTTCTTCTTTTGGCATTTGATCTTGTATTTCCTGAATTTTAGTACAAGTTTCTGTTACTGTATCTTTAAAACCTTGTAATGAAATATTAACTTCCTCATCCTGATTAGCAGTTAGCTGTTGAATGCTTTTTTGAAATTCTGTTATTTGATCTACCAAATTTTGTCTTTCTTCTTGACATTTTAATTTTGCTTGTTCTAATGCGGTTGATTGTGTACTTTCTAATGTCATTTTTAATTCATCTCGTGCTTTTTCAAATTCAGATTTCATTTTTTCAATCGCGGCTTTGTGATCTTCGTCTTTTTTTGCTAATAATTCATCATTTTGCGTTTTTTGTTGTTCCATGAGTTCTTTATGAGCGGTTTCTGATGTTTGTTTTGCTGCTGCTGCTTCTTTTTTTAAATCTTCTAATTCCTCTCCTGCTTTTTGTTTAAATTCTTCAAATTGCATCCTTACATTTGCTTTTGCTTCTTCATCAAATTGATGTTGTTTCATTAGTTTTTCTTGTGCTTCCTTTGATTGTGTTTCTAAAGCTTGTGCTGCTTCGTTTTTTGCTTGTTCCATTTGTTGTGCGGCTAGAGTATCCGCTTCTTCTTTTTGTTTCTTTAAAGCATTCATTGCTTCTTCGTTTTCTTTTTTTTGTTGTGCTAGAGCTTCATCATCTAGCCTTTTCTGTTCTTGTATTTTTGCTTCTAATTCTTGTTTTTGTGTTGCTGCAGCAGCCTCTAACTCTTCTTTTTGTTTTCTTAATGTTTCTTCTGATTGTTCATTTCTTTGCGTTGATTCTATCTCCGATTGTTGAACTTTAGCAGCAAAATCTTCTTCCATTTTTTTTGTTTCTTGTTTTGATCTTTGATACGCTTCTCCTATCTTACCTAAATTTCCCGTACATTCCTTTAATTTACCTACCAATTGTTCTAATTCAACTGATATTTGTTTATTTTGTTTTATGTAATTAGTATATTTATTTGTTATATCTTCTACCCTTTTTTGACCATCATTAATCATTTCTTGTATTTGCTTTTTTTGTTGTTCAAAATCCATATATTATATAGGCTTATTTTTTTGTTGCACTAATTAATTCGTTTAATTCTTTTTTTACTTTTTCCAATCTATCCGTTATTACCTTTTCCTCATTTTTAGTTTGATTTATTAATCTATCTGTCATTTCTCCTTGTATTTTCATTTTTTCTAAATAATTTATTAATCCTTCAAGAAATATTTTCTGGTTTCTTTTTTCTTGTAAAATATGGTCTCGAAATTCTTTATAATCTTCAACTACTCCTTCCAAAAATTTATTTGATTTGTGATTTTTCTCCAAATCTTGTGTTTGTCTCAGTAAATTTATTTGTTGTAATTTTATTTCTGATTGTATTTGCTGTAAAATTTTATCTCTTTCTGCTAATTTCATCGTTTCTTTACTCATTAATTATATATATATTATATAATTTATTATTTATTATTTATTATTTTTTTTTCACTTATAAAAAGTATCAGGTTTTAAGTTATATTTTTTATTTAAAAGCATAAAGCTCTTAAAATTAATATATTATAAAAAATATTTAAATCTAATTATTATATTACTTTAGGATGTCGAAATCACTAAATGAACCCCTGCTTACGGAAAATCCGAATCGCTATGTAATGTTCCCACTACAAGACCAAGAGATATGGCAACATTACAAAAAAATGGAAGATTGTTTTTGGAGAACAGAAGAAATCGACCTATCGAAAGATCTTACCCATTGGAATAAATTAAACGATAATGAAAAACATTTTATTAAAATGATACTCGCTTTCTTTGCTGCAAGTGACGGAATTGTTCTTGAAAACTTAGGACAACGATTTATGAGCGAAGTGCAATTACCTGAAGCTAGAGCTGCGTACGGCTTCCAATTGATGATGGAAAATATTCACAGTGAAACGTACTCTCTCCTTATTGATACATACATTAAAAATGAAGATGAAAAAATGAAATTATTTAAAGCAATAGATAATTTTCCTTGTATTAAAAAGAAAGCTGATTGGGCTATCAAGTGGATTAATGATAAACGTTCTTCATTCGCTACTAGATTAATAGCTTTCGCTTGCGTCGAAGGTGTTTTCTTCTCTGGTGCTTTTTGTAGTATTTACTGGTTAAAGAAACGAGGACTTATGCCTGGTTTAACTTTCAGCAACGAATTAATCTCTAGAGATGAAGGCATGCATACTGACTATGCTATTTGTTTATTTCATAAATTAATTAGAAAACCTAAAAAATCTAAAGTTCACGATTTATTTAATGAAGCTGTCGCAATTGAAAAAGAATTTATATGCGATGCTCTTCCTTGTAAATTAATTGGTATGAATAACGAATTGATGTCTCAATATATTGAATTTGTAGCCGATAGATTATTAGTTCAATTGGGATATCCAAAATTATTTGATGTTTCTTGTCCGTTTGATTTCATGGAAATGATTTCTTTGGAAGGAAAAACTAACTTCTTTGAAAAACGTGTCGGTGATTATTCATTGTCCAACGGTAAAAAAACTGATACCAATTTTGATGACGAAGGAATTGAATTTTAATTTATTTTATTTATGTATGAACTCTTCTCCCCACACTATTCAAATTAAAAATTTAGATGATTTACCAACTTGTATCATCTGTCATCAAAATATCCAAGATAATGCGACTTTGGATATTTCATCCAATACTTACTGCGATTGTCGTTTTTATTTTCATCAAGTTTGTTATGAAAAATGGATTAATTTAACCAGAAATCAATCTTGTATTATCTGTAAAACTGATATTAGTATGAATTTTATTTATACTACACCTGTTAATTTAGATAATTCTAATAATATGATTATAAATCGTAGAAATTTCAATTCTTTAGATATTAACAATATGTCACCTAGAACTAGGTTCAGATACGGCATTCCTTTTTCATATAGACAACACAATATTATGGATGATTGTTTTAATTATCTATGTTGTAAACCTAGACCGTTTTATAGAAATAATCAATATGTTGATGATATAATTAATAATTTAGAAGATATTGTTCTTGTTATGTTTGTTTCTTTTGTATCAACCACAATAGTTATAGCTCTTATTATATTTACTTTGTAACATTTTTATATTTAATTATAGTATATATGTTGCCTTTACAAGCAAGAGCTTCCTCTAGACGAGGTATTATACCATATAATGGTTCCAAAGGTAGAAATATTGGAATTTCTCAACCTAGACCCGCTGCCCCTAGACCTAACCTATTAAAAACCGCCAAAGCTAGATTCTTATTTCCTGAAAGCATTGTCAATAGTCATTATCTTTCTTCTACTTTCGGCACTTCCGCTTCTTCTAACAGAAAATTAGAAGTTTATCATAAACCCATTCCTGATAAACAATCTCTTCAATTTAATTTAGAAGCAAAAGTCGGACAAATGGACCGTTTAAATAGACTTAAAGCTGCCGCTATTGCTGGTAGTAAATAATTCCATTATAAT